TCACGTTGCTGACTCGTTCTTTGCATCTGTTTATCCTACTATTACTTCTGGTAAAAACACCAAAGTAATTATTGTATCCACCCCACACGGTATGAACCACTTCTACCGTCTGTGGCATGATGCAGAAAAAGAAAAGAATGATTATGTCCCTACAGATGTTCACTGGTCAGAAGTTCCAGGCAGGGATGAGAAGTGGAAAAAAACAACTATTAAGAACACATCAGAAGCACAGTTTAAAGTTGAGTTTGAGTGTGAGTTCCTAGGATCAGTTGACACGCTGATTGCTCCAAGTAAATTAAGAACTCTCATCTATGACAATCCAATCAAAAGAAATGCTGGATTGGACGTGTATGAACCATCTCAAGAGAAGCATGATTATGTGATGACAGTTGACGTGGCAAGGGGAGTTGGAGAAGATTACTCAGCCTTCGTTGTAGTAGACATCACTACTTTCCCACACAAGGTGGTTGCAAAGTATAGAAATAATGATATCAAACCGATGTTGTTCCCCAACATCATCTATGAGGTAGCGAAGAGTTATAATAGTGCATTCATCTTGTGTGAGGTGAATGATATTGGAGATCAGGTTGCAAGTATCCTACAGTATGATCTTGAGTATCAAAACCTTTTGATGTGTTCTATGAGAGGTAGAGCGGGACAGATTGTTGGTCAAGGATTCTCTGGTAAAAAAACACAGTTGGGAGTTAAGATGTCCAAGACTGTGAAGAAGGTTGGATCACTTAACCTTAAAACACTTATTGAAGAAGATAAACTTATTTTCAGTGATTACGAGATCATCTCAGAACTTACCACCTTTATCTCAAAGCATAACTCATTTGAGGCTGAAGAGGGTTGTAATGATGACTTGGCTATGTGTCTTGTCATCTACGCTTGGTTGGTCCAGATGGACTACTTCAAAGAGTTGACAGATCAAGACGTTCGCAAGAGATTGTATGAAGAGCAAAAGAATCAAATCGAACAAGACATGGCACCATTTGGATTCTTAAATGATGGTTTGGGTGACGATAGTTTTGTTGATGGTGATGGAGATAGATGGACAACAGCAGAATATGGTGATAGATCTTATATGTGGGAATATCTTTCTTAATGGATTTAGATGGTCAGATAAAACTTGGACACCTTCTTTTACAAGATAGGAAATGTAGAACTTGTGGTGAGATAAAAAATTTAGTAGAAGACTTTTACAGAACAAGAAAAGATAGAGGGCCAGTTGCTTCATCATACTCATATGAGTGTAAAGACTGCACAATAAAAAGAATCATGGCAAACAAAAAATCAGACAACCGATGGGAATACCCAGATTGGTAGTTCACGTCACGTTTCCCCTGTGAAAACCCTCCTTTTAATAAATATTTTGAGATACACTGAGATCCACGGAGAGAAACATGGCGACTCCTCAATTATCTCCTGGCGTACTAGTCAGGGAAGTTGACCTTACAGTAGGAAGAGCTGATAATGTCTTAGATAATATCGGTGCAATTGCTGGACCATTCAGAATTGGACCTGTTGATGAACCAATTGATATCACTACTGAGCAAGAACTGATTGCAACTTTCGGCAAACCTCTTTCAACTGACACTCAATATGAGTATTGGATGAGTGCTGCCAACTACCTCTCTTATGGAGGAGTTCTTAAGGTAGTAAGAACAGGAAATACTAGCGACACCTTGATGGTGAACGCAAACGCAGGTGTTGGTATTGCATCAACCACCACGTTGAAAATTAACAACTACGATGATTATCAGGAAAATCATAAGGAATCTGATACATCGTTCACATATGCAGCAAAGAACCCTGGAACCTGGGGTAACGGACTGAAGGTTTGCTACATCGATGACTTTGCAGATCAGACTGTTGGTATCGCAACCACAAGTCTTGCAAACATGGGTGCAACAATTGGATTCGGTGTTACTGCAGCACTCGACAACCAAGTCATCCCTGGAGCAGGTACAACCTCTGGATTCACTGGATTCCTGAAAGGTATCGTTGTTGGTCTTACCACAGACGCAACAGGATCAAACAGTAAGGTAGACATCAAAGTTGTTTCTCGCGTAGAAACAGTCGGTGGTGGTTCAACCGAAACTAAGATTGATTATCAAGAAGGATTTAGTGGTGCTCAATTCGGAACATCTGTTGCACTGAACTTCGTCAATAACTCCGGTGTTAATAGTACAGGACTTGGTGCTGTTGCTTATACTCCTACGAGCGCAGTTGACTGGTATGATCAACAAAATCTTGATCTCACCAACGCAACGATTTCTTGGAAGTCAATTGCTCCAAGACCAACCTCAAACGTCTTTGTTACTGATAGAAACGGTAAGAATGACGGCATCCACATCGTCGTAGTTGACGATAAGGGATCGATCACTGGAATCAAGGGCAACTTGATTGAGAAGCACACCAACCTTTCTAAGGCTGGAGACGCAATCTCTAATGTCAACGCTCCTCAGAGAATCTACTACAAGGATTATCTTGCAGACTTCTCTGATAACGTCTATGCGGGTAATAACCCATCTGAAGCACTTGATGCATACTACTTGACTAATCCAAGAGCAACCGGATTCTCAACTGACTTTACGCCAGTTACAACAGCAGACGGTCTGTTCGGTCTTGATGCACAGAACACAACGTTCTCCGCACTCGGAAATGTTTCATACACCTTCGGTGGAGGAAAAGACTATTCCGCAACTGGTGGAATGAGCGCATCGCTCGCAAGTTTGATCACTTCCTACAATCTCTTCGAGAACAAAGATGAGATCGAAGTCGATTACTTGATCATGGGTCCTGGATGTTCTACTAAGGAACAGTCTCAAGCAAAGGCAAACAAACTGATTGCACTTGCCACTGCCAGAAAGGACTGCATGGCTCTCATCGGACCACATAGAGCAGATTTGGTTGGCGTTACTAACACAACCACTCAAACTGATAATCTGATTGATTTCTTCTCAACCCTCACGTCTTCCTCCTACGCGGCATTTGACTCGGGTTATAAGTATCAATATGATAGATTCAACAATCAGTTCCGCTATGTTCCTGCTAACGCAGACGTTGCTGGAATGATTTGCAGAACCGGAATCACAGCATTCCCATGGTTCTCGCCTGCAGGTCAGCAACGCGGTGTTCTTAACAACGCTGTTAAACTTGCATACAATCCAACCAAGGCACAAAGAGATCGTCTCTATCCACAGAGAATCAACTCTTTCGTCACAACACCTGGTATCGGAACAATCCTCTTCGGAGATAAGACCGCGCTTGGTTTTGCATCTGCCTTTGACAGAATCAACGTTCGTCGCTTGTTCCTCACTATTGAGCAAGCCCTGGAGAGAGCAGCGCAAGCACAACTCTTTGAACTGAATGATGATATCACAAGAGCAAACTTTAGAAATATCGTCGAACCTTTCCTTCGTGATGTTCAAGCGAAGAGAGGTCTCTACGGATTCCTGGTTGTTTGTGATACCAGCAACAACACTCCAGATGTTATTGATAATAATGAATTCAGAGCAGACATCTTCCTGAAGCCTGCTAAGTCCATCAACTATGTCACCCTCACATTCGTCGCCACCAGAACTGGCGTCAGTTTTGAGGAAGTAGTTGGTAGAGTTTGATCACGATATCTAAATAACAAAAGGAGGATTAACAAATGGCATTTTCAATCGCGGATATCAGGAAATCTCTTAATGGGGGCGGCGCACGCCCCAATCTATTTGAAGTTCAATTCCCAACAAGAGGAGCATTTTCTATCGATGCTGATGCTCAATTAGATTTGAAATTACTTTGTAAGGCAGCTCAACTTCCTGCATCTAACGTTGCTTCAATTGATGTTCCTTTTAGAGGAAGAATCATGAAGGTTGCAGGTGATCGTACATTCGATACCTGGACAGTCACAATTATTAATGACGTTGACTTTGCTTTGAGAACAGCGATGGAGAAGTGGATGCAAAGAATTGCTCAATATTCTGATGCATCGGGTCTTCAAAATCCTGATGATTATAAGTCAGAAGCAACAGTTACTCAGTTTAAAAGAAAATCATCAGCAGAAAATACAGGATCGGGATCTGGTTTGGAAGAAGCATTTACGTATGACTTCTACGGCATTTTCCCAACCAACATTAGTGCTATCGATCTTTCATACGATACTGCTGATACAATTGAAGAATTTACTGTAGAATTCCAAGTTGATTATTGGTTACCTAAGGGTGTTTCTAACTCTGCTGATACAACTCAACAGATTCAAGGAACAAACTGATAATTGAGGTGCCCTAAATAAAAGGGACAAATAAATTTGTAATAATGTCGGGTAAGTTATTTGGGTTCTCGATAGAGGACACAGAACCACTATCTCCATCAGCGGTCTCCCCCGTTCCTCCTAATAATGAGGACGGGGCTGACCACTACATGAGTAGTGGTTTTTTTGGTTCTTATGTAGACATCGAAGGTGTATATCGCACTGAGTTCGATCTTATCAAAAGATACCGTGAGATGGCACTTCATCCTGAAGCGGATAGTGCTATCGAAGATATTGTCAACGAAGCTATTGTTTCTGATTCAAACGATAGTCCTGTAGAGATTGAACTTTCAAATCTTAATGCCAGCGATGGTATCAAGACCAAGATTCGTAAAGAGTTCAAGTATATTCTCGACCTTTTAGATTTTGATAAAAAAGCGCACGAAATTTACAGAAATTGGTATATTGATGGGCGTATTTACTATCACAAAATTATCGACTTGAAGAGACCTGAGGAAGGTATTCAAGAGTTGCGTTACATCGACGCCATGAAGATGCGTTATGTAAGACAGCAGAAGAAAAAGAAAAATGATGGAAGTGCTATTTCTCAGTTGAGAAGTGACAATCCTATGGATTATGACTTCCCTGAGATCGAAGAATATTTCATCTACAATCCAAAGTCAGTTTATCCGACTGGAAACCCGGCACAAACTGGCGCAAGTCAAGGAATTAAAATTGCAAGAGATGCAATCACATATTGCACATCTGGTCTTGTAGATCGTAACAAAGGATCAACGCTTTCGTATCTTCATAAAGCCATTAAATCCATCAATCAACTTAGAATGATTGAGGATTCACTGGTCATCTATCGATTGTCCCGTGCTCCAGAACGTAGAATCTTCTACATCGATGTTGGTAATCTGCCAAAAATGAAGGCAGAACAATACCTTCGGGATGTAATGATGCGTTATCGCAACAAACTCGTATACGATGCAAACACAGGAGAGATCCGTGATGACAAAAAATACATGGCAATGCTTGAAGACTTCTGGCTTCCAAGGCGTGAGGGTGGAAGAGGAACAGAAATCTCCACTCTCCCTGGCGGACAAAACCTGGGCGAAATCACTGATATTGAGTATTTTAAAAAGAAACTCTACCGTTCGCTTAACGTCCCTCCATCACGAATGGATGGCGAAGGTGGGTTTAACTTGGGGAGATCTTCTGAGATCCTAAGAGACGAACTTAAGTTCACTAAGTTTGTTGCACGTTTGAGAAAGAGATTCTCCAACATGTTTAATGACATGCTGAAGACTCAACTCATTCTTAAAAATGTGATCACTCCCGAAGATTGGGATATCATGAGTGAGCATATTCAATATGACTTCCTCTATGATAATCACTTCTCTGAACTGAAAGAAGCAGAACTTATGAATGAGAGACTGACTCTTGCAGCAACGGCAGAACCTTATATTGGCAAATATTACTCTCAGGATTATGTTCGCCGTAAGATTCTGCGTCAGACTGATGTGGAGATTCTTGAGCAGGATGCACTGATTAAGAAAGAAATTAAAGATGGTGTTATTCTTGATCCAACTGCACCTGTAGATCCTGAAACTGGGCAACCTTTAGATGCAGCAGCTATGGATTTAGGAAAACCTCAGATGGAACCGGAAATTGATGGTTCTGCAACTGAGGCACCAGAACTGCCCAAGGGCGGTGAAATATAAATACATCTAGTTGTTTACTATACAATTAAATGGATGACCTTTTAGATATGATGATCGCTGACGAGTCACCATCTCAAATTAGCGATGCGATTAAAGATGTTCTCTATGCAAAGTCTGCAGAGAGAGTCGATGCATTTCGTCCTATGGTAGCAAATGCTGCTTTTGGTGGAGAAAGTATTGAAGTGGAAGATGAGGTAGAAACCGAGATCGAAGTTGATGATGATTCCGTTGAGACCACAGATGGTGTCTGATAATTATAAATAACTCATATTAGGAATTTATAAAGCAAATGGCTACCAGAGCATTAGTACTTGGTAATGAGATTGCAGTTCCAACTGCGGCGGGATCCGCAACTTCTTTTGCACAGGCGACTGTGATTAGAGTTGTTAATGTTTCTGGCAGTACCGGAACCATCGGAGTATGCACCGTTGTTGGTGCTGCTACTACAAACTTCATCACGATTCCAACAGGAACTGTTGAATATGTTGAGAAGAAGTCAACCGATGTCTGTTATGGCACTGGAACTATAAGAGCTGCAAAAGTAGGATTCACAGGTTAATCAAATGAAACTCATCAGGGAAGAAATCGAATCAGTAGAGTTTCTTGTCGAACAAAAGAACGGCAAGAAGTCTATGTATATTGAGGGAGTTTTCCTTCAGGGTAACATCAAGAACCGTAATGGTCGTATGTACCCCATGGAGACACTTCGCCGCGAGGTCTCTCGTTATAACGAAAACCATGTTCAGGCAGGTAGAGCACTTGGCGAACTTGGTCACCCTGACGGTCCTACCGTTAATCTCGATAGAGTATCACACAAAATCGTATCTTTGAAGGAGAACGGATCTAACTTTATTGGTAAAGCAAAGATCCTGAACACTCCTATGGGCAAAATTGCGTCTTCACTTATTGAAGAAGGCGTAAAACTCGGCGTATCTTCTCGCGGTATCGGTTCATTAAAGGCTACCCGTGAGGGTGTTAACATCGTTGGTGATGATTTTATGTTGGCAACTGCTGCTGATATCGTTGCCGATCCTTCTGCTCCTGATGCATTTGTTGAAGGAATTATGGAAGGTAAAGAGTGGGTATGGGATGGTGGCATTCTTCGTGAGAAATATGCAGAAAAAACCTACAAAGAAATCAACACTCTGGTAACCCAGAAACAACTTGACGAGAAAAAGTTAAGTCTGTTTAATGATTTTCTTGCGAATCTTTAATTTTATAAATAAATATAGTTTTAAATAACGGAAAAACGGAGAGTTAAAATGTCTCGTGGCAAAAAATTACAAGAAATGGAAGTAAAGACACAGCAATCCCGCACCGCTGTTAACGCTGGAGCAAAGCCTGCTGATCCTATGCCCAAGATGGCAGATCCTGGCACTCAGTTAGCAGGGGTAGAGGATCTTGGTGGTCCTACTCCAGAAAACTACAAACCCGATGATGATTCAGCAAAGCTGAACACACCAGGTAGCACCCTTAAGCAAGTTAAGGATGTAGTAACTAAAGGCGCAGGCAAAGCAGATCCTATGAAAAAGATGAAGGAAGAAGAAGAACTCTCCGCCGAAGAGACCATCGAAGAGGAAGAAGTTTCCACTGAAGATGTTGTCGCTGAGGAAGAATCCGTAGAAGAAACTGCAGAATACGACATCGAAGAGGACGTTAACGCTCTCCTCGGTGGCGAAGAACTCTCCGAAGAGTTCAAAAACAAAGCAAAGACCATCTTTGAAGCAGCAATCAATTCTAAGGTTGCAGAAATCAAAGAAGGACTGGAGGCACAATACCAAGAGAAGCTTGCTGAGGAAATCGAAGCAGCAAAAGAGTCACTCGCTGAGCGTGTTGATTCTTATCTTGAGTATGTTGCTGACGAGTGGTTTGAAGAGAACGCACTCGCAGTCGAAGCTGGTCTTAAGACTGAAATGACTGAATCGTTCCTTGAAGGAATGAAGGGTCTTTTTGAAGAACATTATGTAACTATTCCTGAAGATAAGTATGATGTGCTTGAGAGCATGGTAGAAAAATTAGATGATATGGAGACAAAACTCAACGAGCAAATTGAGAAGAACATCTCCCTCAACGGTCGTCTCGCAGAGGCAACTGCTGACGGAATCTTGGATCAAGTCTCTGAAGGTCTCGCGCAGACTCAGAAAGAGAAGCTCGCCTCACTTTCCGAAAGTGTAGAGTTTGAAAGTGAAGATCAATATCGTGAAAAGCTGGAAACACTCAAGGAGTCGTATTTCACCTCCAAGAAAGAGTCTTCCGCTGCTAAGACCGAAACCCTCTCTGAGGGTGTAGATCACTCTGGATCTGAGTCTCACTCTGATTCCATGGCTGCATACCTGAGAACTCTCGGTTCTTTTAGCAAGAACAACTGAATTTAACATTAAATCAAACGTAACCTTACCCTTTTAAAAGCAAATGTTCCAATCAGAGCATCTGCAGGAAAAGTGGGCACCTCTCCTCAATCATGAGGGTCTTGATCAAATCAAAGATTCGCATAAGAGAGCAGTAACCGCTGTCCTGTTAGAAAACCAAGAAAAATTCCTCCGTGAGCAATCCTCCTTCGAGCAAGGTGGAATGCTGACTGAGCAACCTACGAACTCTGCCGGTAACGGTGGATTCACCGGTTCCGCAACCGCAACTGGACCTGTTGCAGGTTTCGACCCTGTTCTGATCTCCTTGATCAGACGCTCCATGCCTAACCTGGTCGCATATGACCTGGCTGGCGTTCAGCCTATGTCTGGTCCTACTGGACTCATCTTCGCGATGCGTTCCCGTTACACCAGTCAGTCTGGTACTGAAGCATTCTTCGACGAAGCAGATACCGCATTCTCTGGACAGAACGAAGGATTCGATCTGACCAACGGAATGACCGGCGCAGCTGCTGGTTTGGGTACTACTTCACAGTCCGGTACTAACCCTTCAGTCCTCAACCCAACCGGTAGTGCAGATAAGACTGCATACAACGTTGGTCAGGGCATGAGAACCGATGATGCTGAGGATCTCGGCACCTCGGGTGACAACTTCAACCAGATGGCATTCTCAATCGAGAAAGTCACTGTAACCGCTAAGTCCAGAGCTCTGAAAGCAGAGTACTCCCTGGAACTGGCACAGGACCTTAAGGCAATCCACGGTCTGAACGCTGAAGCGGAACTCGCAAACATTCTCTCCACTGAGATTCTTGCTGAGATCAACCGCGAAGTTATCAGAACCATCTACAAGATTGCTGAACCAGGTGCTGCTGCTAACACAGCAACTGCTGGTGAGTTCGACCTTGACATTGACTCCAACGGACGTTGGTCTGTTGAGAAGTTCAAGGGTCTCCTGTTCCAAATCGAGAGAGATGCGAACGCAATCGCACAAAGAACTCGTAGAGGAAAGGGCAACATCATCATGTGCTCTGCAGACGTTGCTTCTGCACTGACCATGGCTGGTGTTCTCGATTACACCCCTGCACTCAACGCTAACCTGAACGTTGATGATACCGGTAACACCTTTGCTGGTGTTCTCCAAGGTAAGTATCGTGTCTACATCGATCCTTATTCGGCAAACGTCGCTGCTAACCAGTACTACGTTGTTGGTTACAAAGGTGGATCACCTTACGACGCAGGTCTGTTCTATTGCCCATACGTTCCTCTTCAGATGGTTCGTGCTGTTGGCGAGAACACCTTCCAGCCAAAAATTGGCTTCAAGACTCGCTACGGTATCATTGCAAACCCATTCGCAGAAGGCACCAACCAAGGTTCTGGCGCTCTTACGAGCAACAGCAACCGCTACTACCGTCGCGTTACTGTCAAGAACCTCATGTGATCCATTTTCACAAGGTTATACGAGAGGGTCTTCGGACCCTCTTTTTTTGTATCTAAATAAGAATGTAGAGAACTAAGTACGATGCCTTTTCACATTAAAACCCCAAGTGTTTTGAATCCAACTATTGGTGATGTATATTATAAAGGTGGTAATGCCTGGACTGATCTGTATGATGACAGAAAGGTTTATGAAAATGAAGCAGATGCTAATGCAGACAAAGCAACCACTGTCACCAAAAACGGTGTGACTTATACTCCTAAGCATTTTGCCAACGCCACGGTTGTTAGTGAATAATTATGGCTGCTAGAGACGGTATATCTAATGCCCGATTAGGAACTCCTATTTTAAATAGGAACTTTCTATCACCCACTGGATTTAAGTTTGCTCTTAAGAGAAGTCCAGGAGTTGCTTTCTTCTGCAATCAAGCAAACATACCATCTCTGGATCTTGGTGTTGCAGTTCAACCATCTTATCTTAAGGACGTTGATGTTCCTGGAGATAAAATTCAGTTTGGAGATTTGACCTTGAGATTCTTAGTTGATGAGGATCTTACAAACTACATGGAACTGCAAAAATGGATCCGTGGACTTGGTTATCCAGAATCAGAAAAAGATATTAGAGACTTTCAAAAACTTGGAAAGGGTGATGTTGGTGGATCATACACTAGAGAAGGATTAAACATCTATTCAGATGCTACACTACAAATCCTCAGTAACAACCTCGTTCCTAAGTTTCAAGTTACTTTTAAAGATGTATTTCCATATACGCTATCAACTGTCACTTTTGATGCAACTGATACAGATATCGAGTACTTTACAGCAGACGTAAGTTTCAAGTATACTATCTATAATCTAGTAGATATGGAAAACAATCCTTTATGATCGATCTTGATAAACTTCAAGAGATGTGGGAGAAAGATTCTAAGATTGACATGGACAACCTTCATACGGAGTCCACAAACATTCCCACTCTCCATGCGAAGTACTTTGAATTATATAATACCATATTTCTCATGAGAAAGAAAGCTGAGCAGCAGAGAAAAAATATCAGACACGAACGTTATGAATACTTCAGTGGTAAAGCAGACCCTGATGTATACATAGAGAACCCGTTCCCTAAAAAAATTCGCGACAAGGATACGATGCAGAAGTACCTTGACGCTGACGAAAAATTGTCTACAGTGTGTTTGAAGATAGACTACTATGATACGATGTTGGTATACATCGAAAGTATTCTAAAACAAATTACTAACCGCACATATCAAATTAAAAATGCAATAGAGTTCATGAGATTTAACGCAGGATTGGGATGAAAAAATTATCTGTTATCGGTGCGGGATCTGCAGGTTTGTTATCTGCAGTTCAAGGATATTATGCATTTGTCAATATGCCCGATTGGGAAGTTGAGTTAATACATGATCCAAACGTCCCACCAGAAAAAGTAGGGCAAGGAACTGTTCCTGGAATAATGAATCTATTATCTGTGGTCTTTGATATTGATTGGGCAGACAACCCATTTGAAGCTACGATAAAACATGGAATCATGTACAAAAACTGGGGAAAGAAAAAAGACAAATTCTTTCATCCTTTTGGTATGGGTTATTCTGCAGCACACTACGATGTTAATAAATTTAGAGAATTTATTCTTTCATCAAACAAATTTAAGGTGATAGAAAAAAATGTAAAAGATTATAATGATGTAGATTCGGATTATATTATTGACTGTTCTGGTAAACCAGCATCTTTTGATAATTATACCACACTTATCAATCCAATTAACTCTGTATTACTGGGTAGATCTGAAAAAGAAGATGACCTTCACTGGACGGATTGTGTAGCTACTCCAGATGGATGGTGTTTCAGAATTCCAAACGTAGATTCTGTTTCTCATGGGTATCTCTTCAACAAAGATATAACAACAGTAGAACAAGCAAGAGAAAACTTTAGAGATATATTTGGAATTGATTCCACTGATAATTTAAACTTTTCAAATTACATATCTAATCAATTTATGATTGATGATAGAATTTTTTTGAATGGTAATAAATTAATGTTTATAGAACCTTTAGAAGCTAATTCAAACCCAGCATATATTCGTGCAACTAGAACTTATTTGAGTTATCTAAAGGGTAGTTTGTCAAAAAAATATATTCATAGAGAAATATATTCTTACATATTGAAAATTCAAAATTACTTGCTATGGTTATATCAAGCTGGATCTAAATACAACACTCCTTTTTGGGACTATGCAACCTCATTAAAGTTTGATGATAATTTATTTGATGCTTTAGTGAACGTGTGTAGTGATCGATCTATGGAGTCTGTATGGTCTTTGATGGATGATCAATCAGTGCCAGAACAATATGGTCAGTGGGACTTGTCTAGTATCAAAAATTGGATACAGAATACTAAATAACCAAATGGAAGACGAAGATCAGTACTATCAATTAGAACTGCCCATTCAAGCAGTTCGTATTATCTACACAGGACTTAAGCAAGCCTGTGAGAAATGGTCTGGCGGAGATCCTGTGGAGCAAGAAGATTTACTTGCTATGCGAGATCATTTCTATAGAATCATGCTTGAACATAGGTTTACGAATATGTAATAAATATTCTTAGATGAATGGATCTATGTGATTGATACGACAGCAAACCTTGTTATATCAAAATCCAACGAAGTTTTTTTAAAAGTAAAAACTGAACCTCATATCGAATATGAACTTAGAGATCACTTTAAGTTTGAGGTTCCGAATGCAAAATTTATGCCGCAGTACCGTGGTAGAAACTGGAACGGAGAGATACATCTCTTTGATATGCGTTCCAAACAAATCTACGTCGGTCTGTTAGATAAGATTGTATCCTTCTGTAAGAACTATGGATACAGTTACAAGTTTGAAGATAATAAATTCT